CGGCTGGACCGGCTGGACCGGGCGGGCCTTCAACCGGCTTAGCCACCTCAGCACCAACACCACTAGTATTAATGCTAGTAGTCAAATCCACGCGCCCACCAGTCAAAACCGAAACTGTACCCGCCGGGAACTCAACATAATTCCCGTACTCGTCGTACAGCTCAGCCTTCACCCCGTACACCCACTCAGACGGTGAAAGACCATCCTGCGGTGCCAACAACTGCACGCCCTCCGAGCCGCCCGCCGGGGCGTCCATCAGAACACCACCAACCACGTAACCCACGCGCTCAACCGGGGCGTACACCGCGCCGCCGCCAACCGCCGTAACCGTAGGCGTGAAAACCACCCGGCCGGTCATCGGCACCGGCGTACCCGCCCGCCCCTGCTGAGTATTAAACCGCGCGAAAACCTCACCGTACCGGGGCGGCACAAACGAATCAGACATCACTAACCCCTACTGCTACTGTGGTTTGGCGGCCTCCAGGGCCGCCACCCGCTTAGCCAGGTTCTCTAGTGTCCCGCCGGGGCGTGTAGAGAACTCAAACTTATCAACCTGCACATAGACATTATCGCCCTGTGGTGACTTGTCTACGCGAACCGGCGCGGCGTAACCAGCCGGGGCGGCAATATCAATAGAACGGCAACCCTGAATCAAAAGGCCCTTATACCACGTCTCCACATAGTAAGACCATTTCGCGCCGGTGCCCCGGTTACCCACCTTCTGAGACAAGCACCCCAAAAGAACCGTGCCATCGGTTCCCTCATTCGCAATATAGAAATCGGCGGCATCACCCTCAGTAGCGGGCGCGTGCACAGTGTCCTTATATGATGAGGACTCACCACGGCACCCGATAAGCTGATTCTGCCCCCACCGGATAAGGAACCCATGCCCGCCGTTCTCTTGCGCAAGGCACCCCGTGAAAATACACTTGGTGCCCTTAACGTAGAACCCTGCACCGGCTTTCTGACGTTCACGGTCAAGGGTCTTAGGCGCACCCCCGGTGTTATCGGCACCCGCCGGGGCGTCTATCGGCTGCCCGTACAATTCCTGCCACCTGGTGCTACGGTGAGTGTACCAAACCCGGGCGTTCACAAACGCACACTGGGAGGTATAAATCTCCACACCAGCGTAGTTCAGGTTCCCTTGATTCGCGCCGCCAACATTCAAACCGAAAAACTGGTTATCCGCGCCACCCGGCCCACCAGGCACTTTAGCCTCCAACTCCGGGTGCCCATCAGGTTTACCAACGACAAGCCCGGCCTGCGCACAATTCCGTATCTTCAGGTTCCACACGTCCATAGCCTGGTCATCACGGCCAAGGATAGCTACACCAGTCTCCATATCCCACACGGTGATATTGTTTAGGGTTGGCGAGGCATCAGGTTCAACCGGGTTATCGCCCAAATCTGTATTCAGCAGGACACCGCACAGGCGAATGATGTAGGCTTTATGACCGCGCGCCGCTTCACGCGCACGAATCATCAGGTTAGACACACCGAAATGAATCAACGTAGGGTCTTGCGCCCGCTCAGCCCACGTACCAGTATGGAACACGCCGGTCTTTGTGCCCGTCGTGCCGCGCTCAGAGGCGACAATCTGTGTGGCGCGTCCATCCCCCACGACCTGCACATTCCCCTTGAGAGAAATGAACGGGAACGAAACCACGTACACACCCGCCGGGATGCGCACCGTGCCGCCGCCCGCCGCGTAAGCCTTATTGACGGCAGACTGGATAGCGTTCGTTGAATCCCGCTTTCCTGTTGGGTCTGCACCGAAATCAGGTGAACACACATCATACGTTACGCCGGTCTGCACCGCCCGCGCCGCATCCAGACCCCGGCCCGTAAAACGCCCGTCAGTCAAGACAGGAACAGTAGTCTTAGCCATGCCTAGGCTCCAATCTTCTCAAACGAAACAGTCCCATCCCCGTTATCAGTGAAACCCACACCACCAGGCGCGGGGCCTGGCAGCGGTGAAGCGCCGGGCGCACCAGACGATATAGACGCAAGCGACATGCCGCCCGTGGTGACAATCGCCCGCTGAGCATCCCTCAGAAAAACCAGGTCATCCAGAGACACTACCTTACCCCCCACAGGCGGCACATCAACCACCAGCACAGGCAAATCAAGGCGTAGCAGCCCCTCCGAGTCATAGACCATAGGAACCAGCGCGTACCGAACAACCCCGCCCACCAAACCCGGCAGAACGATATCAGCGAAAACGCCCCGGTTAATCGGGTGACTAGACCCCTCAGCGGACGCCCCCGCCGGGCGGGAGAGCGGCACAACCCGAACCTCACCGGTCAGCTCACCCCAACGAAGAGACGATTTAACAGTAACCGCCACAATAAACCACCTTTAAGCAGACGTCGTATAAATCTTATTAGCTACCCACGCCAAATAAGGAACGTGTAAGTAACCGCCATGGTTGATATTCACCCGTGCACCATCACGGCTAATCAAAGACAAAGCGCCATCATAGAATGACACACGCCCCGTCATGTGGTGAATACCCCGGCCCGTATCAAAAACAACAGGCATCATGAGCTCAGAATACTGCACGGTGCGCAAACGCTCAGGAATAAAATACCCCAAAACGTTCCAATCCCCACCCACTGCATAATCAAACGCCGAACGTTTGAAAACGAGGGAGCACTCAACCTTGAAACCCTCAGGAACCGGCGTAGCCCAAAAACCATACTGGTTCGGACTCCTATCCGATTTTTCCCAGCCGGGCATATTCAACGGCGCAACCGACGTGGTACCCAACACATGCGCCCACTTAGCGCCATCCTCACCATTCACCAGCGAAGCCCGGTATAGCGCCCGCTCCTTGTTCACGTAGGCCATAGTGCCGAAAACCTGCTGAGTAGCGGGGGGCAAAGAGACCGCATCTTGCATGTCAATCATGGGCGCGATACGTTGAGAATAGAACCGCTTCTTAGCCTGTGAGAGAACCTGAGACGGCTCCCTGTCCACCTCAACGAGCACCACGTGCTTCTTACCGCCCGTATTATCCAGGGAGTTAGTGTACGCCCCCACGCTAACCGGCGTAGTCTCAGCTTTAGCCGGGTCGAACGTCAAAGTAATAATATAGGTGGTATTCTTAGTCACCGGCGGGAGCGAAACCCGAACGGGCTTATACAGGTGGTGGTAGAAGCCTGAAACGATAGCGTGCGCATAACCAGAACCCGCCGGGGGTGACACAATACACTGGTCTAACGCATCATCGAAAGTAACACGGTAGTTACCCGTGCCCTCATCAAGGGTGCCGTTCCCAATACCGAGGGTGACCGATGCCCATTCCTCAGCAGTGAGCGGCGCGTTCACCTTAGGGAAACTAACCTGTGCTTCATTAGCCATATTGCATAGCTCCTAAATAGTTGAGATGTGCGAAATGTCAGTGAACAATTTACGCACCCGCACATCACGCAAATTATCATCAACCGCGCCAAGAGTCAGAGAAACAGAACGGTTTTGGTAACCGTCCCACTCAACTTTTGCCTGTGTGACAGGTAAGGTTGCGCGCACGCCGGGGGCAAGGACAGCCGTCACCGTATCCCCTATCTGGAAATCCCGCCCGAACTTCAGACGCTCCGTCTCACGAAAATCAAGCTTCAACGTCTGTTCGGCTTCGCCCTTAGTGAGCTCTTCGTTCGCGGCCTTCTCCAAATCGGCGGCTTCGTCAGTATCGCGCCGGTCTTTAAAGACTTCAACGCGCCTCCCCCACTCGTTAGCCCGCGTCCGAGACTCAAGGGTTCGATTAGCGCCCTCACCTTGCCCACCAACAACGACAGTGGTAGCCGTGGGCGCGCTGTGGGACATCTCCCAGCCAAGAACTTCACCGCCCTCAGGTGTGAAAACCACTGACCGGGCGCGAACAGTAGGCTTACGAACCCGAATCACATACCCCTTTTGTAGGGGTACGGACTCTAGCACCACATCCCCGGCGGTAGCCAAGTCCTGACAAACCACCAGCAGGTTCTTCAACCGCGTTTCAACAGAGACTTCTTTACCGACATCCTCATAACGGACGGTGAGGCCGGGTGCCCGCCGGTCTGGGAGCGCGCCCATGCCCGCGTTCATCTCAATTAGAGCGCCAATCACCCGGCCCGCAGATGCTTTAGCCCGGTAGTGCGAAACGTCTTGCTCTTTCTCGCTCTTACCTGGATTAGGGTAGGTAACCCGGTCTGCGAGGGTCTGCAAGTCGCCAACGCCCGTGAGCACCCACTCAGTAACGCCTTTTTCGCTTTTGCGGTGAATCTTAGTGAAATCCCCCGCGAACTCAATCCCCGTATCCCTGCCAACGAGACCCCACGCCGGGGCTATGCGGTCAAAAAACGGTGCCGAAAAAGGGTCAAGGGTACCCGTGAAAGTGGTGGGCGTGTTCAACCTGAACACCGCCGCGAACTTCGAAAAACGAACCTGCCTAGACAGGTTCTTAGACGGGTCACGCAAAAACGTAGTAATCAAAAGACCCTACCCCTCATAACCCGAAAGATACAGCGGCGTGTACGACAACTCAATGCGTGAATTAGCGTTCATACCAGAACCAGACACACGGATACTGGACTCGCCCGGCGGGAGCTGAAACATCTCAGACCCCTCACCAAGCCGGGCGTAAAGGCTATCATCCGACGGCTGGATAACCCCGCCGCGAACATACGACAAACCGTAATTACCCGTGTCAATCGTAAGCGAATCACCCGGAGCGATACTACCAGCGAAGCCCAGCATGTTATTGTTACCGTCTTGAATCTTCAAATCGGTGATAGGCCCGTGCACAGACCACACCGGCGAAACCGGGCGGTCTGAATAAATCATCACGCGCCTACCAGTAGCCACCGCCGAAGCGTCCAGGATAATGGGGAAAAACTTGTGTGTTTTCACTTGTTCCCCGCCCGAAATGAAAGGTTTAGAGTTAGTCTGAGTTTTCCACACGAAAACCTCCGGCCAGCCCTGCCAGTACGGGGACAGAGCCACCAGCTTCAGCCCGAACGTGTACCAAAACTTACGATACGTAGAGCCAAAGTTACCCTGCAACCCTTCCTTATAAAGGACGGGGATACGCCTAGAATCCTTATTCTCAGGTGTAATTTCTAGGACGCACCCGCCCCCGCCGGGGTGAACCATGCGCTGTAGCGTAGCCCAATGGTGCATCACTTCATCTTGGTTCGCGCCCTGGATATGCAGAGGGAGGTAAATCTCACGCTCCTTAACGCGGGTGCCCTGCAAGACCGCGCCAACCCCGCCGGGGTGCTCAGCAGTCTTATAGTCATACTCAGGGAGGCCAAACCCCTCAACACCCTCAAGAAGGGTGTAAGGGGTTTGGCCGTTTGAGAACAGAACTATAGGCTCTTCATCGCCCGCCGGGTCTACCAGGCGAACAATTGGTGCCCTGTTAGCCATATGCTAGTGCCTCTTCCTGCCTACGGCGGCGCTCAATCTCACGGGCTACTTCCTCAGCAGAATAGCCCTGCACAGTGCCTATAGTGATACCACGATTAACGTTCTTGTCCGAGTTTTCCGCAATCCGGTACATCTTCTCCCACTGCTTAGACGTAAGAACATAGTCCGGGTCTTTGCGCTGGTGGTCGATAACCTGTACGCCCTTGCGGATAACGCCGCCCCTGTCGAAAAGGTAGGGTTTGACACGCCCGCCTTCATGGTAGCCATGCCCGTGACCGATAACACCAAGCATGTCACTATAACCATAGCGGGCTTTAGCGTACCTCATGCCAGCAACCAAGTTCGCCAACGGGTCTAGCCGGTTATTCGGTAGCGACGGGTCGCGGAAAGCCGCGAACGTCGCACCAATAACCTGCACCAGGCCCATAGCAAGGTCACCCGTAATCGTGTTAATGTCCACATACCCGCTCTGAGTAACGTTCGGGTCGCCGTTCGACTCAGACTGAATCTGCGACAGCCAGGCATTAACGTAAGGCTCCGACGTGGGCAAACCTGCGATACCGAGCGCCTGTATGACCGTATCCCTCCAGCGCATCACACCGCCGTTAGAATCCGCAACAGGGACAGCGCTACCACCAGACTCATTCTTACCCTTAAGGGTATCCTTCACCCAATTAGCCGCGCCGTCAATAATCGTGAATGCCCCGCCACGCATAAGCTCACCAGGGAAACCAAGGAACTTAGTCGTAATACTGTCAATAACACCCTTCAAGGGTTCAATCACAGTATCAAGTACCTTGCCGGCCGCCGAGCCAACGAACTCCTTACCGGCCTTCCACAGGTCGCCGCTCAGCACGGCACCGCCAACAGCGGAAACCAAGCCGCCGTCTGCGTACCCGCCGATACCACGCGGGAGCCGCCCGGTGCGGTTAATGTAGTCAAGCACGCCGGGGTTTTCAGACTCAAACCGCCGCCGCGAAGACTTCTTCACCACGAACTCATCGGCGTGAACAATACCCGCCGGTTGATACTTATCACCCGGCCCCGTCCAACCACCAGTAGCCCAACCAGAAAGGTCAATCGTAGGTAGCTTATCGATATGGAACTTATCCGCAAGGTCGTTAAAGTGACGGATAAAACCGTCATTCACAACAGTTTGCAGGACAAACTTCACAGGGGCCTTAACGACTTCCTGGATAGCCTTCCACGCATTATCAATCGCTTTCACAGCGTTATCGAAAGCACGCGGAATCTTATTCGTCACCCAATCCGTTAGAGTGTCGAATACGGGTTTAATCCATTGCTCCCAGCCAGTCCTAATAACATTAGAGATTGAATCCCACGCCGGTTTAATCCAGTTATCGTAAAGATACCTGAATAACCTACCGAGCGTATCAATCGCCGCGTTAAACGCGGGAAGAATATTACTCTGGAACCAGTTATAAACCGCATCAATCGCGTTGCGAATCTGAGTCCACACAGGGTTAATGAAATTGTCATAAAGCCAGCGGAACGCATCACCAAACACTTTGAGGGCTAAATCCCACGCCGGTTTAATATACGCATTCCACCAATCAATGACAGACTGAATAACCCGCTGAATACTATCCCAGACGGGTTTAATGACATTATCATAAATCCATCGGAAAGCGTCGCCGTATATCCTTAGCGCCGTGTTCCACGCGGGAACCAGAACATTATTCCACCAATCCAACACAGCTTGAATAGCCGATTGAATCCAATTCCAGACGGGCTTAATAACATTCTCATACAGCCAGGTGAACATTTCACCATAGGTTTTCATGGCGAAATTCCACGCCGGGATGAAAGTATTGTTCCACCAGTCAAGAAGGAATTGAATAGCGCCCTGAATCAAATTCCACGCCGGTTTAACCCAATTCTCATACAACCACGTGAAAAACTCACCAAACAACTGAATGTTAGCCTGGAAAGTAGGGATATAGTAGTTAATGAACCAGTCAATAACACCCTTAATCACATCGACAATCCACTGCCAGACGGGCTTAATAATGCTCTCGTAGAGCCACCCGAAAACCGGCGCAAGAACGTTCTGGATAGCCCAAACAACCCCATCCCACAAGGTAAGAAGAATCGCAAGGACAACAACGATAGCGGTCTTAATACCAGTCCACACCGGAATAACAATGCTCTCATAGAACCATGTGAACACGGCGGCAACTACATCAATCGCGGCCTTAACAAACGTGGAAATACCATTAAACACCGGCTGGATAATGTTCTCATACAGCCACTTGAAAATCTCACCATAAATGCGGAAAGCCTCTTGGACACGCGGGATATAAACATTAACGAACCAGTCAATGAACGCGCCGATAAGTTGCATGATGAAATCCCACGCTGGTTTAACGTAGTCATTCCACAGGCCCATGAAGAAATTACCGAGCGCCTGTAACCCCGCAACAATAATCGGCACAACGTTCCCGTTGAACCAGTCCACGAAATTACGGATAACGTCGCTAATGAAATTAAACACCGCATCCACAATACCCTTGAACCAATCCAGGTTATTGTAGGCGAGAATAAGCGCACCAATGATAAGGCCAAAAATACCAATCCAGCCCCACGTCGCCAACGTAAGACCGAACATCGTAGTAGTCTGCAACGCCGTAATCGCTTGCCAGGCCGTAGTGGTAGCGGTCGCCAAAGCCATAGCTAACTGCCACGCCTTAAACGCACCAACCGCAATCAGAATACCCTCAGCAAAAGGCCCCCAAATATCAATGTTGTTAGCGACAAAACCAATAATCTTACCAATATTCTCGCCCAAATCATGCAAGAACTGGTTAGTGTTATCGTCCGGCTGGATACCAACCAGCCCGTCGAAAACATCCTTGATACCCTTACCCACGCTCTTCATGACGGGGTAAACATCATCCCTAAGGACAGGCAAGATACTATCGATAAAGTATGTTTTTATCTTTTCGTAGAGGTTCCGCATGGCGAACGCAAGCTGTTCCATCCAGCCCGCGAAGCCATCACTAGTAACCGTGCCATCAAAAGCCTGCCAGGCCGCAATGAACGCCTTCACCCCACCAGCAAGGGTACCAAACGCGGGCAACAACTGGCCCGCAATAAACCCAACAATAGCAGACGCGATAGGCAGGAACGCCTCGCCCATAGTCGCCGATAAATCAGCCCACTGTGCCTTAAGAACCTGAGTCTTATGCTGGAAAGTATCAGACTCGCGGGCGAAGTTACCCTGTGCATCCGCACTCTGTTTGAAAAGAAGCGACTGCGTAATAAGCTGTTTCTGCTGAGTGTCGAAAGCCCCGCCGGTTTTCTGAATACCGAGGCGCAAACCCTCTTGAGTCAAGGCTGCATCATTCAATGAAATACCGTAGCGCTCTATCGGGTCCATCTCACCACGAAGAGCCGCCGAAATAGCCTCAATAGCCTCAGCCGTAGTGCCGCCATACATAGACGCAAGGTCTGCACCGAGCTTGATAAGGTCATTCGTCTTACCGCCCAGCTCAGTCATCGGCGTACCAGCGTTCTTGAGCATAGACCCTAAAACGCTTGCGAACGAGTTATACTCGTTCTTGGAGATACCGACCGCGCTAGACGCCGAATCAGCCCACGAATGCATCTGTGCCGCTGAACCCTTAAACACCGCATCCACCGCGCCAACGGACTGTTCCAGGTCGCCCGCTTCTTTCACGAAATTCTTCGTAAGCGCCGTAACCTGCGAAATACCCGCGTAAGCTATCGCCGCGCCCGCAACAGCCTTGAACCCCGCCGCGAACCGTCCACCGGCCTCACGCCCACCATGCTCAGCATGAGACGCGGCACCGGAAAACATCCCCCTGAACGAGCCAGAGACCTTAGCCTTCAACCCGCCAAGCGCACCAGCGAAACGACTAGACGCCGCCTCGCCCTCAGAACCAGCAACAGCAGACGTGCCACGAAACGCGCCGGTGAGAGAACCCTTAATGCTAGAACCCGCGCGGGCCGCCCCCGCAGAAACCGTACTAAACGCGCTAGAAAAATTCCCACGGAACGCATCCGCCGCCACAGACCCCACGCCACTAAACGCGGTGCGTGTCGCCCCGGCGGCCCGGCCCGCGCCGGTCGCCACCGTGTCATACGCGCCACGGGCCGCCCCCGCGAAACGCGAAAACACGCCGGGAGCCAAACCAGCATCAGACACTATACGCTTCATGGCGTTAGACGCCGTATTAGCCGGTGCGAACAACGCACTATTCGCCGTCTGAGTAGCAGACGCCAACGCAGACTGTGCAGACTTCAACGCCTCGTTATGCGCAAGAATCTGCGAAACCCCGCGCCGCGAAACCTCAGTATACCGGGAGCGCGCGGCGGTCAAACGGTCCTGCGCCGCCAAAATCTGAGACTCAGACGCGTTACCGCGCGCCTTCACCTCAGCAAGCCGGGCCTCCGCAATCTCAACCTTACGGGCCGCCGCCTCACGGTCTTTAGCCGCCTTAGCAGTAGCCGCCGCAAGCTTCTTCTCAGAGGCTTCAACCTTATCGTGAAGGCCCGTAATGTTCTCGCCAGGGCGGGCCGCCGCGAGACCCTGCTTAATGCCCTCACCGATATTACGGCCCGTAGCCGCCGCGAAACGCTCAGACGCTTTCAACTCAGCGGCTATCTGCTTAGACAAACCACGAGTCTCAGCGGCAAGCGTGATATACGCGGTAGCTAACTCGACAGAGGCACCCATAGGCCCGCCCTTCTACGGTAATTATCTTGTCAGAACAGCAGAGAAATCCACGCCCGCGTACTCACTCAACAGCGAATCAACAACGCGCGCATCCTCAGGTTTACCAACCTTATGCGACTCAACAACCTCGCGCTCCTCATAAGGCCGCCGTATACGTTTCGGAAAATCAGAGCGCTTAGCACCAGACGCGTTACCCCTCTGAACGTTACCAGTCGCGAGAAGCTCAACAACGGTAACAAGCTCGTCGTAACCAGGGATACCCCAAATCCAGTTTTGGGGATTCATCGCCCTCTGCAACGGCCCCCACGCCGGGGCGCACGAAAGAACAGCAATCGCTTCATCCCACGTGCGCCCATCACCAAGCTCGCACCACCTAATCCCAGCGAGTGCAAGCTCAGCAATAACCGCCTCTTCGTAGCGGTCATGAAGCTCAATCGTGGCTATGATTTTGGGAGCGTAGCCACCTGCCCCGCGCCCCAAGCTTCCATAAACTCACGAGTCTCTTCACCATCCAGAGCCGCGAAGGCTTCAATTTCCTCTTCAGTCACGCCCGCATCACGCAACCAATCGTAGAGCACCCGGAATTTACCTTCATCCAGCGCCATAGCGATTTTCTGGGAAAGGTGCTTAGTAGCAGGGAACACAAACGACTCTTCATAGATGGGAGTAGTAAACTCAACCATCTCATAGCGCTTGACGCCCTTACGGGTAAAAGTCTTCTTTTTGGCCTTATCCTTAGCCATAATTTCGGCTCCTATCATGTATAACTATTCGGCTCATAGGGCGGTGTAGCCCACCCCCGGCGAGAGCCGAACCGCGCCGGGGGTGGGAAAACAAAAAGGCGACTAAACGCCAAGCGCCTGCTTAGTCTCAGAGAGTTTCTCAGCCAAAACAGTGTCTTGGTATTCGTAGGCGTTGTTATCGCTAGCGTCGGGAAGCGCCTCAATCGTCACTTCGTACTGGATAACGCTAGAGTGTGCGAACTTCACATCACCCGAAACGGAAATCTGGCCGATGGGAATAACTTCACGAATGAAGGTATTTTCGTCCAGCATCTCAAGGGTGTAGGACGCGCGCGGCGCGGGCTTAGAATTAATCTTCACCGCCACCTTGCCGTTATGCTTACCTGATTCGGGCGGGGTGATAGTCACATTCTCCTCACCCACAATGCTCTTCAAGGTGGTAGCAGACGCGGCTTCCATGTACGAGAACTTATAGCTCACAGAGAAATCAGAGCGAACAACCTTAACAACCTGTCCACCCCACGCCTTAATCTTGTCATCGCTCGCATCGGTAGTACGGGTAACCCCATCTTCACCGATGAAACCCTGCGGAACAAACGCGGCATTCAGTTTCGTAGTCGCATCGTTGGGGAGCGGCGTACCGATAGGTGCGCGGGTAACCCCGCCGGTCGCCTTAAGGGGCTTACCCGTGAGAATCGCGGCAACGCCCGATAATGCATCAGCCATGTTTAGGCTCCAATCTATTTAGTGGACGGGCGCAACCACGCCCTAAAGGAAAATTCATAAGCCGGTACACGCCTATCAGCCTCAGGACTCCACTTCGGGAAATCCTTACCATCCTGAATAACCACAGACGAATCGACGATATCCCAGGCGTTCATCAAATCGTGCACACGCCCCGCCAAGGTCTCGCATGTTTCACGTGAAACACCGCGAACATCAAAATGCAGAAACGCGTCAAGAAAAACGCCCTGGTACAGAACCCGCGAACCAACGTCCTTGATAATCACGCACGGTTCGCGGTAATCGTAAGTATCCGAATCCGGTTCATCCAGGAAAACCGGCGCATCCAGCCGGGGGTGCAGGTACGCCCGCGCCGTAACCGTAGGGTCTGGGAAAGCCATTACGCACCCTTCCTGATATTCTTCAACAGGGTTTGCCGTTTACGGTTATCACGGGCCGCGTGCCCCGTAGCCATGACCGAGACCGCGCCGCGCGGCTTCTCCAAAACCAAGTCAGTGACCTTATAGCCACTAACGCGCCCACCCTGGGAGCACGCATCCGCTATACGCTTAGCCCGCTCTTCAAGGTCTGCACGCACTGCTGGCGATTCGCGCAATTGGCGTAAGGCTTCTTTATTCATCTTCAATTTCATTATGTGTGTCCTTAGCCACGGCGAACCTTAAGTTTGACCTCAGTACGGAACGCGGCACCCGTAAACGCGTTCGTGACACCCCAGCCAACGCCCTCAGGGACGCACTCAACCCCAACACCAAGCCGGGGGTGAGTAATCGTGAACTTATCCTCAGCCGCCACCGCAAACGACGGCGGCAAAAACAGCGTGACATCAGACGCCGGGCGCACCGTAATCCCATCCTGCGAGACCTCACTAGAGGGCACATCCAGGATGAAATCACCGACGGTAACCGGCGCATCCCACACACGGGCGGGCTTCCCGTACCTATCTACCGCGCCGGTCAAAGCCCGGTGATAGATAACGGTAGGGGCCGGTTGCGCCGCCGCCGAATCAAAAACTACTGACTTCACAGCGGCGCAACCCCCAAACGGTACCTATCCAGCGCGGCCTTCTCACTATCCGACAACGAGAACCCGAGCACATCCCCATTGCGAGACAAGTAACCGACCGCCTGTGTACCCGCCCTCTGATACGAGAGTGGGGCGGCGGGTAGGGCGGCAAGGCGGGCCTTCACACGCTCCAGCACAAGCGACAGCTCAGGGGCATGCGCGAAACCATGCTTAAACTCCACCGTAACCACCCTATCCCCCGCCGGGGGAGTGTACGACGGGGAAAACGTAAGCCACCCATCAGCAGAAAAAGACCAACCATGAAGGTCATTCCCAGCAACCGAAACCCTCTGCACATCCACCAAGCTCAACGTAGGGATGAACAACCGCCCCGAACCGTCGTAATCAAACTTGCGAATCTCATTCACCGCAGGGGCAACATGCCAGCCACAATAATTACGAATCAGCTCAGTAACAGCCGCCTCCGTAGACGAAACAGCAGGAAGAGGTGGGTAGCTCAATGTTTATTCCTCAGACTCAGCACCCTCAACGGACTCACCCGCCGAGGTGGAGGTTTCACGTGAAACGCTCTTACGACGTGTTTCACGTGAAACGCTCTTTTTCTTCTTAGGGTCATCCGTCACCGGCTCCACCCCCAAAGCTTCTGCCGTGTCGGGGTGAAGCTGAACTGTATACGGTAACCCGTGATGCTCAACTTCATAGCATTTCATGGCTAGCTCCCAAGAGTGAGCTTCACGAAAGCATCAGGGCGGCGAACCGCAAGCGCAAGACGTTCCTCAGCAAGAATGGTGAACTGGTTCTTGGTGAAATCGTTACCGTCAGCGTTAGAAGTCTCGACACGGATACCACCCTTACGGTAAACGGTAGCCGCCGCCTTACCAGCACCAATAAGCACAGTACCAGCAGGGATAGCGGTAGTCTGAATAGTAGTCAGACCCCACAGCGGCGGGTCTTGCAGAACCCCACCAACCCCGTACTGTCCCTGGAACGGGCCACCAGCAAGGTACTGGTCGTTCTTATCCTTCAGCAGACGGAACTTCTCATAATCCGCAGGGTTGATGACAATACCATCCGCGCGCAAGCCGGTCTTAGTAAACACCGCGTTCAGAGACTCATAAACCGCATCCAAGTTACCCGCCGCGTTAGCAGAGGTCTTAACCTGAAGACCCTCACGGTTCAGAATACCCTTAATATTAGTACCCACGCCGTCACCGCTAAGGAGCTGCTGTTCCTCAGCAATCAGCAGCTGAAGAAGCAGACGGTTATTAATCTCAGAAACCAAGAACGCGGCGTCTTCCGCCATCTCCATAGAGAGCTTAATCCAACCGGCGAGCTTCTTAAGAACCTCAGTAACTTCCTGGTAACCGGGGGGAGTCATGCCGGGCTTGTCGCCACCCTCAGCAACGGTCTTGAAATCGCCGTTAGCGCTCTTGTCCCACACCTTTTCAACGAAATACACAATCGCGTTAGAAGCGATAGTACCCTCACCGAGCCAGGATGCGATAGTAGGGCGCTGGGTGTAAGCAGTAACAATGCTACGGTCAATGTCCGGGGTAATCAGGTGCCCAGCGGTCTGCTGGAGACCATCCAGCTTAATAACGTCACCGGCGGCCTTAGAACCAGTGAACTCGGGAAGGTCAAACGCTGAAACACGGTTGCCCGCCTTCAAACGAGTAAGTACCCCCGCGCTGTTGGCCCCCTTCACAAAATACTCACCAAGCGAACGCGCCGGGGTGGGAGCCTCTTCACGGGTAGCGACCTCACGCGAACCAAGAGACTTCATAAGCGCCTCTGCCTCACTCGCATTATCCAGGCGCTCCTTCAAAGAAGCTGCGTCACTCTTCAACTGAACAAGCTCAGAGTTCTCTTCCTCAGTCAGAGCTTCACCGTTGCGCACCTTCTCAATCAGTGCCGCGGACTTGCTCAAAATTTCTTCTTGCTGTTCTTTCAAATTCACGAGATAACCCCCGTAATGGATAGCCGAATAGTTTCTAGTTCAACCTCAGTAGCTAGTGCGAGAACACGCGAATTGACAGGCTCAAGTTCCTCAGCATTGACCGTTTCCGGTTCCTCTGCCTTGACCGCCGCCAGTTCCTCTTCACTACCGCTTTCGCTATCTAGAGGCTTCTCATCACCCTCAATATCGTTTGAGGGGCGGGCACGCCGGGGCGCTTCACCCGCCTTAACGTCCAAAATCCCCGCTTCCTGGTTAGCCGCAACCGGAACAACAGAGACTTCAAAAAGCTTTAATTTCCTCAGGTGCCAGACCCCGCCACCGTCCGAGCCGGTAGCCTCCTCGGCATCCTCAACAATGTACGTGATGGACATCTGCTTCACCAGGCCCCGCTTCAACATGCCGTAGACCTGTTGCCCAACCTCAGAACTTAGGTCAAGCTGGACGCGCACAAACAGCCCATTAGCATCCTCCCGCGCCTCTAACGTCCACCCGATACACATACGCGGGTCATCTAACTTATGGTTCCAATAGCAGGGGATGTTCGCCCCACCCTCACCATAACTAGCAAGCGTTTCAGTGAACGCGCCAGGCAACACCACGTCACGCACCGAATCGATATTATTAAAAACCGACGCATAACCAGTGAAAACGCCCATCTCACTAGTGGCGCTCACATCCACAACCAGAGATTTATGTTTCACGTGAAACACCACCCTCACTATCTAACGATTTTTCGCTCAAACCCGCGTACTCTGTCGATAAACTAGCCGATTTTGCCGCCAAATCTGGGAAATCCGCCAAATCATCGGCTAATTCACGGGCCAAACGCTCACGCACCCGCTCAGAATCGCCCTTAGCCGCGATAACCCGCCGGGCGCGCTCACCATGCGCCACAAGAACCGATTTAGCCCGCTCAGGAACACGATTATCAGATGTTTCACGTGAAACACTCTCAATATCCAGATTCAACGGGGTAACCAGCGCATCCCCACCCTCAATAGCGGGCAAATTGTTCATGCGACGAATCTCATTACGAGTCATATACGGCGCACCGACCGCGCTAGACGCAACCGCCGCCTGTTCCTCAAACGAACCGCGTAGCTTCTCTTCAATATTGAACTCAAGCAGTTTCGCGCCGGGGTCTTCACCAAGCATAGGCAACAAAAACGTGTTCAAACGCTGTTCAATCATACGAATTTGAGGGCCTAAGGTGTTCGTGTACAAGCTCTTACTAAACTCTTTAGCGTTAGAATAATTCGCATTATCCAAAACGCCCACCATGACGGGATTCACCTGGTACACTTGCGCCACCGTGACAAGCGAAAGCTTCACCGACTCAGCCCACTCAGCATTAGCCGAATTAAACTCAGCCGTCTCAAGACGCATACCCTCCTCAAAAATGGGAGTGCCGCCCGTCTTAGAACCAGACCGCGTAAACTCCTCAAACATTTTCAGGAACCTACGCCTATCCTGGTTATCCCACCGGGGCGCGTCCACCGGCCGGGTGATGTAGCCACCCACACGGCCCGCCCGCCGCCAAACTAGCGTGCGGTGCTTCCTAGCGTGATACTGTTCCTCAAGAGTCAAACGCAAAGTCTCAACAGGTGAAGAAGACTTACTGGGAAGCGGCGTCCAACCCTCAAACGCAAGAACGTTCTCAGGCTTAAACTTAACCGCCTTATCCGGTGAATCCGGTGGGGAAACCACATACTCCTTAGGCTCCCAATACGTGCCATAGCTGGTTTTCACCCACGAAGCCGGGAACGGCTGAATAGCCCAACCAGACGGGGACTCAGCAGACTCATAAACGAACCAGTACGCCCGGTTATGCAACGCAAGGTTACCCACAAGGTCATAAATAAGCTCAAAAGTAGTCATTTGCGGGTTAGGCTGACGCACCAACAAGGAAACAGCAGAATCCCTATCCCTCACCCTATCCCCGCCCCGCGTATCAAACACGTGCAAGCCAAGATGGGCGACATTACGCGCCAAAAAATCAACAACCGTGCGCAAATGAGGTTGTGTACGCCACATCTGTTCAGGCGTCAAACCCATAGGCTCCGAATCAACACCCACGCCGGGGGTCGTAACCACCACCTCACGGCCCATAAACGTAGTCACAGCCCGCGAAAGACCGCCAACCAGGGCGCGCGCAATCACATCACCAGCGCTAGGCATAACTCACCTACTCCCACCAATTTTCATAATCCGCATCAGCATACACCGACCGCGATTCTTCCTCATCAGGCAACCGCAACAAACCCCACAGCGCAAACGTAGCCGCGCACAACGGCGCAATATCAACAGGCGACTTATCACGGTTCCAAGACCAAACATCCCCGTAATGCTTTTTAACCGCCTCCTGCAAAGGCCGCGTAAGCACCGGCTGTTCACGCCAACGTACCTTATGCTGTTCAACCCGCTCAGCGAACTGCACACACGCCGCCGGCAGGTTAGAACCCTCACACGGGGTAAAACTAATACCCTGCCGGGTGAGCGAATCCCGATACGACGAAATCGGCGCACCCCGGCCCTGCAAAACCACATCACGCGGCGTAAAATTCAAACCAGTCTTCAAAAAATCCGGTATCCAGTCCATAAACGGACGCTTCGTAAGCACCTCAACCTGAGGGGTACCATCATCCGCATAACCAGCGACCGCGATATAACTCATTTTGCCGTCAGCAGACGTATCAACACCCACCACAATAGGGCTATCCGGGGCTATCTCACTCGCCGGGGAAAGACACGCCTCCAAGTCCGTAGACTTAAACGGCCCTTCCTTAGCGACAGCCACCCGCTGACACAGAACCTCAGCACGAAACTTATGCTCAGGAACACCATCCTCACCAGTGTTACCAACCAGCGCCGCGCTCGCCGCTAGCTTCTTCTCAGTAGGGCCGAACGGGTAACCAAGCGACGGGTTAGCCGCCGCCCACCCATCACGGTCATGAATAGAAGCGTCTTCAGGTGCCGAATACTCA